TTACCGAGACGCTCGACAGCCATAGCTATGACGATAAGGGCGCCAGCCAGAGCTAATATACCGACCGCGGATAGCGAGGTGTCGGCAGGCATAGCCTTCATAGCCCCTGCCATCACGCCAAGACCAATCGCAGCCGCAGTCAGACCCTTAGCCAGTTCGCCCATCTCGATGTTGCCGAACTTCTCCACGGCCGTAGCCATGACTATAAGCGCGGCAGCCATGACACCCATCGCAATTGCGGAGGATATCATCCCACCACCGGCAAGACCCTGCATAGACTTGAGTCCGCCGATGAGTATACCCAGGGATATAGCCACAGACCCAAGACCCTTAGCTAGGGTCTCTAGGTCAGCTTGTCCCATTTTGAGCACTGCAATAGCAAGCAGGTCGATCGCGATAGCCAGAGCAATCATTGCACCGGCTAAGATCGGGATAGTGGTGAATGTACCCAAACCTTGTAGTTTGGTGAGCAAGAACAGCGCACCCACAAGCTCACCGATGGCCGCGCCGATACCAGCGAGGGATGCAGACATCTTGCCCGAGTCAATTAGTGACAAGGCAACAATTGATGCAGCAAGGATACCCACGGCGATAGCGATCTTCTGTAGCGTGTCCGCCTGGACGTTAGCCTGGAGGGAGGATAGGGTTCCCTCGAGGGCTCCGAACGTATCCTTGATGGATCCTATGAGGCCGTCCTTACCAGTCAGCGCCTCTGCGAGCGACTTGAGCAGACCGCCCGTGGCGTCGATATTGAGGCCGTCCTTAACGATCTTGTTAAGAAGGAGGCCAATACCGCCGGCTAGACCAACGTTGAGGAAATCCAGTAGACCATCGAACGAGGCACCACTAAACGCTTCAGTCAGATACTCCTTGAACTTACCCATGACGCTAGATAGCTTGTCCAGTTGGGCGGATATGAGCGAACCTGCTGAACCGATTACGGACGCTGCCTGCTGGAGACGGTTCTTGAATGCCTCAAGCGCACTAGACTCGGATATAGCCCTGTTGAACGCTGCTATACGTTCAGCTATACCGTTCAGTCCGGGAACCTTGATATCGGCCATCCGTACGAGAGCGCCACCGAAAGCTTTAAGACCCTCAATTGGAGCTGCCAGTACGTTACCCAGTCCTTCGAAGAACTTAGGGATAATCTGAGACTTCTGTAAGAACTGGTCGAAGCGAGTTATAAGCGAACCGATATAACCAGTGAACGCCAGGATACCTGACCCACCGCTGGCTGTGATACCGATCAACTTAGCAAACATGCTAACTACTGGGCCGATAATTTGCCCCGCGATAGAAAATACACTGAAAACACCAGCCATTGTCCGGCGGAGGTTATTCAGTGTTTTCTCACCAGGAGTCAGTGCTACGACAAATCGTTGGAACGCCTGTGTAGCCTTGAGTAGGTGTTCGGGTGTGATCGGTTTGAAGACCTGACCCGCTGCTTCTCCGACGGTCTTGAATATGCGGCCGACGTTCTCAAATGCCAAACCCAGGGTAGCGACGATACGATCTCGACCATGTAGCTTATTCAGGAACCCATCGAGCAAGTTGTTACGAGCATCGTTAGTCTTCTGAATAATCGGGTCGATAGCGTTATAAATACCTGAGAACAGCTTCCCTGACTGCTCAAAGTCACCAAGAATAAGCTGCCAGGTCTTGGCCCAGCCAGAGCCGACACCTTCCTTGATAGTGTCTTTTAGCTGAGTGAAAGTCTTAACCTTGGTTGCAGCTTCGTTGGCTGTAACCGCGAACTCTTTGATCTTCTTGATCTGCTCGTCGGTATAGCCGATCTGCTTTAGCTGGGCATCTGACATATCACCCGTGAAACCCTTTAGGGTGTTGGTCAGGACTTCGGCGTTAATCCAACCGTCCTGCAACGAATCACGGAATGATTTACCAGACTTCGTCCATTGTTCGAACGTGGTATCCTTGGAGATACCCTCGATTCGACCCATGGCCTTAGCCGTCTCGAATAAGGCTTCCTGGAAGACCTGTCCGCCCATACCGGCATTAACGACTGAGTTCCAGTCCTGTAGACCGACCTTACCCGCGGCCAAAGCCTGGGAAAGCTGGTACATAGCCGTGGAAGCCTGGTTGGCGTCTGAACCCGAGACCGCGGCAAGGTTAGAAATACCCTTAATCGCCGACACCGACGTATCGAGATCAACACCAGCCGCTGTGAATGTGCCAATATTCTTGGTCATCTGGGCGAAGTTGTAGATCGTCTTGTCGGCGTATGTGTTAAGCTGATCCAGGGCGCCGTTGACGTCCTGTAGGGTGGATCCCTTACTTTGGGTGTTTGCAAGGATGGTCTGAATCGAACCCATATTGAGTTCGTACTCACGAAAACCATCCATAACCGGTTCTAGGGTTAGCGACTTGGCTATACTAGCGCCCGTGGATATAGCTTGGGTAGCTATGTTGGTGAGGGCGCCGATGGCTACGGCCGAAGCAGCAACGAACCCCAGCCCGATCTTATTAGCTTCACTCTCAACATTCGAAACCGAGAAGGAGTCGGCCTGTTTCTGAATGTCGTCAAGTCCCTTGGCCTTACCGCCAATGTTCATAGCGGACTTGAGTCGATCGAGCATTGATATAGCGGTTTGTACGCCGGCTTGGAATCGCGATGAGTCAAACTTTAACGCAACTACGCGCTCGTCAATACTAGGCACGAGTCACCTCCTTCCATACAGATTCTGTGATTTGATCAAACACTGGTCGAATTGCCGGGTTGATGTAATCCCGACCTTGAACATACCCACCAGTTCCGGTACCGTGTCCGTATTGCAGGATTACAGCAATATTGACACCCTGGTTAATATGGTTGTTGAGCCATTCGATCTTCGCATTCCTACCGGAAATTTGAGTGCGGAAGCTCCAGGCTCCAGCGGTCTCACCAGACTCTTTTGGCGTGGCTTTAGCGAGAGCATCTACTCCCATTTTGCCATACTTGTCAAGAGTCTTGTATATGTCAGCTTTAGACATTCGCTTGAGCCAGGATTCGGTGTTCTGCCAAGTTCCTGAGGTCTCTAGCGAGAAAGTCATTACTTCCTAACCCAAGTAGCAGAACCGTAGAGTTTGATACCGACAGGTGGTTTATCCATGTATTGGATCTTACCGTTTGCGCTCACCCTTAGTGTTGTAGCTACCGGAGAACCATCAGCTTTAACACCCGTCGCAACAAAGTCTAGATCATACCTTGGATACCAAATGGTGTATGGTACCGAGCCTAACACGCCATACTGGGCTGCGTTGGCGGGGACCTGAACCATAAGCTGTAATGCAAAGAAACTACTACCTACTTTGTTTATGTAGGACTTTTGCACCCCATTAGTAGAGTCAAGTAGATAGGCGGTTATGTCCACTTCCTGATTTGCAGCACCGCCTCCGCCACCGTTCTTGGGGAGCGCGTCTACCTTCTTCTCTAGCTCGAGCATCTTGTCGTAGACCGGCAGATAGTCCTTGATCCACGGGATGATGAGCTGTTCGAATTGAGGTGATGGCGGGTTTTCGTAAGGGTTACCCACAGGTTGCCATTGTCCACCAGGTCCAGACTCGTCAAGTCGGCCATCTGTGATGTAGACGTGACCGATACCGAGCTGAGCAGCCTTCGCAAAGACTTTACGGTAGTTGTCTGGAGTACATCCGTGAACCACATGCCAGAATCGAATACCGGGTTCCTTAGCCATATCGGCAGTGTGAACAGGCGTACCAGGCTTCTCGTTCAGATAGTTCTCAGCGGTTCCCTCATAAGTCATGAAGACGTCTGTCTTCCACTTGAGTAGGTCTGGAGCGATGTTGGCGCCGCAGTTACACACCACGAAGAACTCTGAGCCCCATCGGAATTTGATCGACTCGATCAAGTCCTTATACCAAGCTGCGCGCTTAGCAGACTCACCCCAGCCGTTGATCACCTCATCCAAGAACACACCCTCAGCAAGACTGCCGTACTGGGTCTTGAACTTCTCGATCTGACCCATGATGTATTCTTTGGTGTACTTGTCTTTGTCGGGAATATTAACCCGACCGTCCCAGTCTACACCGGAAGCTGCGCCGTATTGAGTCTTGACGTAGAACACAAGGCGCTTAACGCCTTTGTTCTTAGCAATCTCACCCTGGACTTTGAAGTCGTTGTCGAACGTATCCCAGTTACCGCTGTTACGGTTCAGAATACCGATACCGAGAGCGTTACCAAACGACAAGAATCGGTTCCATTTTGACACTGTCGCCGGATTGGTGTCTTGGTCGTGGTAGTAATCAGGCCACGTGTAGGATACGATCGAGTAGTATCGTTCACCAACCTTGAATGGCTTGTTGGTGCGCTGCAATTCTCGAATGTCAAGTGAGTGTACATCAAGAAGGTTGCGCAGATTCGAGTCGAGGTTGTTGACACCGACACCGGTAGCGGGTAATCCGCCCCCACCCATAAGGTTGGTCAGCTGAAGTTCTGTACCATGCCGACTACCGTTGTAGAATTCAACATCAAGTTTTAGACCACCAGGCTTCTGGGGGTTCCCCGCCTCTCCAGCAAGTTTGGTGAGACGAATAGCCTTGATATAATCGTTATGTCGTTTATCAAGGAATTTATTGTTGTAGGTATAGATCTTAGCCATACTTACTCCTATTCGGTTGAATCAAAGTCGATTACGTCAGGACCCGCAGAGTTGATACGAGCTGGATAATCGAAACTGATTAAACCATCCTCGTTCTCGCTGGCGTACGTCATCTCGTTGGTCTCCACAAGAATTAGGTCGCCTTCAGAAACGATCCGAACTTCCTTGAGATTGATCAACACGTTGATTATAAGCTGAACATCGGGCATACGAGCATTTTCTCTATCATACCCATGTAGTGTATTCATCAATATAGTCCGACGGTCATTAGAAATCTGACTTAAATCAACTATGAAATGTGTTGACGGAGAACCGCCGAAGAACTCGACAGGCGTAGACGTCAGTTTGAACGAGAATTCCGTAGGTGTGACGTTTTGGCCGTATGTCGTGTATGTCCGATTATCAGGCATTGCGGACACATTGTAGAGTAAATGTAGATAATCTACTTCTTTACCGTTTCCGTCAGACCCCTTGGTCATAAACGACATGTTGAAATGTTTAGAAAAACCTGCCGTATCATGTTCGACACCGGAGACCTGCGATTCCATACCCATCAAGTAGTTTAGAATCTGAGGGTATGTGACACACTTGACTGTACCTGTGTACTCAGGTGTCAGTTCTGCGTCAGCAATCTTGAACCCATCCACATATATAGATGTGTATCGTGGAGTAGACGTATCCTCTACGGAAATGAGCCCACTCCATGGGAACGCCCCCGATCCGTAATATAGGACACCATTGCTGACACCATACTCGTAGTTACGGTTCTGGGGTTGATCCCATACGATTGCTGTCATTAGAGGTTTAACTCCTTGAATAGATCCTGAATATCGTTTGGTAACAATAGTTTAGGATCAGCATTTGCGTTTCCGTACAAGTAGTTTGTAACTCGCTCATACAGGGTAGGCTGCCATGTCTGATCGATGGAGATGTGTGAGGATCCCACAACACCCTTCTCATCAGAGAACGGACGGAGTGTAAGTTTGTACTTACGGAGAATCGGATCAATTGTCTGACCGATTGTTGTATAGTTCACGGCAGATATAGACGACTTGCAGTTGTACAAGATGTGAAGAATACTCTTGTCTTCACCAACCTTGGTTTCATAGCTGAAACAGAATTCCGTCTGAGACTGTTGTGTGGCATAGAAACCCTTGAAGACCTCTTGGACACCCAGACAATCCTTGAATGCGAACGGGAATGAGTACGCACTAATATCGGCTGTGAACTCTCCACCGTGGTTGGTCTCTCCGACCTTCTGACCATTAAGATAGATCTCGTTGGTAACGGGCTCACCAAAGGATTCGGTCACATCAACTAAACCATCCCAAGGCGCAACGATACCTGTTCGGAGGTTATACAACACACCGTGAGACACGCCATACTGATACTTTGGATTTGGCGTAGCCCACACCAGTTTAGCCATAGTTAGCCTTTCGTGTTCATCTCGCGCAGTCGCTTAGCGTTCAGCTCACGATTACGGCGTGCTATCTCCTCTGGGCTCATCTTCTTCGGGTTGTTCTTTGCGTTGAATACTCGGATGAGAGTGAATAGGCGATTCAGGTGCCATTCCTCACATTCCTTGGGTATCTGCATGGAGAACATCCAGTAGTAGATCAGCTCAGCGGTGATAACCTCTCGACTCGGAGGACTGTTGTCTTCGGCGAACCAAGTAGCAGACTGTTTAGAGCTTATGTATTTGTTGATTTCATCAAAGTTCGAAGGGGACAAACGATCCAAAAGATTATAATCGAAGTTTGGCGTCACGACCATAAACGTGACGTAATCTAGTATCTCTTCTGGAGATTTGTCATCGGGAGACAAGAACGGTTTCTCGTACTTTGCCTCCCATTTTGACAGTGATAGAAGAGAGTGCTCCAACTCAACGGTCACTGTCGCCATCTCGAACTCATCGGTTGCTTCGTTGAACAGCTCTTCGAGCTCGATCTCGAGTTGAAGCATGAGATTAAGCAGCCGTGAAGAGCTTGATAACCTCGTCTGGTACCGGCAGGCTCGGTTCCTCAGTAGCCGTACCGTACAGTTTGTCGGTCAGCTTCTTAAGGTCAGCCGCGGCCACCTTGGTGGAGTCGATCGTCAACAGCGAAAGCGGTTTAACACCTTCAGTGGTGACAGACACCGGAGTGGTGGATACATCCCAGCTGAAGCTGATAGCCTCAGGGTTGTCGTTCACCGTGGAGTAGGCACGCTCGGACGGAGAAGCCAGGCAGTTGTACACGATGTGGATCTTGAACCCCTTATCGGTGCCGTCCACGTCGTTACCAATCAAGGTCTGGTAGGAGAAGGCGAAACGCTTACGGGTCTGTTGACCTGCGAACACACCTTTCTTAACAGCCTTGGTACCGTCGCACTCAGCGAACTCTTCGGGGTAGGTGAAAGCCTCAATGGTAGCTCCGAATTCCTCAGCGGAAACCAGGTTGAGGTATTTGATGTTGTCAGCGTAGGTCGCGTTAGACTCAGCGCCAGTAGGCTTCTCGGTAACGGTAGCAAGACCGTTCCAAGCTACGCCTTTCTTGTAGGCGCCGGTGTTGTCCGGCAGGAACAGAACGCCTTTAGAAACACCAGTCTCGTAGAAACGCTGACCGGTCTGGTCCCATGTAAGGACAGCCATTTACTTCCTCCTAGAAGTATAGGTTGTAAACGAAATGGTTTAGCCCGTTTGAAGCGTACCAGCGGTCGAATGAACACAACGGTAATGAACCGACTCGATCCGGAATCGGGGAGTCAGGGTTCCGATCTATGACTGTTAGCTGGTAACGCTTCTTGCGGAAGTAGCCCATATCATCAGCGTGTCGTACCCACTCATCGTTGAGGTGATAGACTATCGCCGGATAGGACATCTTAAGGTTCTCCGGAGGTTGGAAATACACATTCCGGCTACCGAGTACTTGTTCTAGGATAGTCTGTAGATTAAGCCGTGGGGCCATTATACACACCACCTAGTTGCAAGATTAAACGGGGGCTCTGAACCTCAACTGCGCTGACAGTCCATAAAGCCCCCATCCACTCGATAAAGCGCATTGCAAAGAAATGGCTTTCGGCATAAGCATCAGCAACAATACTGATTGAGTTACCGACCGAGATGTTCGAGTGTACATTCTCGGTGTTATCCAGGCGCCTGGAGTTACGTATAACATCGCCGTAGTAGTTACGGGTCACGATAACGTCTTCCCAGACGCCTGGTTGGCGTTCTACCTGATCGGCATAACCAATCTTTCCGTAGAACCGTGGCATTTCAATTACCGTTCGGTCGGAATGAAGTTGAAGAACCAGTTGTCAACGGTACCGGTCTCGAAGAAGTAGTTCTTCTGCGGGACAGCGACGACCATGGTGTCAGAAGACATGGTAACCGTACCGGTCACCTTAGCGCCCTCGACGGTGTAGTCAACACCAGCAGCGGTCGGGATGGTGATCACGTTGTTAGCGACGGTCGGCTTGGTCGGAGTAGCCTTCGTGCCCTTCTGCTTCCAGAAAGCCACAGCGGACTTCGGACGAGTCAGCGTACCGCAGCAACGGGTTTCCATCAGGTACTTGTACTGGTTGTAGTCGATGTCGAAGTCGTCAAACATCGAAACCTCGCCACCACGAGTAGCGCCAACGGTGTAGTCGGTCAGGTTGACCATGATACCGAGCAGTTCAGGGGTAGCTTCCAGAACTTCACAGGGAACGATCTTGGCTACACGCAGTGCAGACTCAAGCTCGGTCTGAGAAGAGTAGATGCGACGTCCCATTTTGTCCTTCTGGAGCAGAAGGTCAGACAACACGTCTTCAGTGGTGAAGAAGGTCGGGGTGCCGGTACCCTTGTAGAACTTACGGCTGCGGAGGATGTTGTCCTCCAGAACATCGGGAGCCACATCGGAGGCAACAGTCACACGGTGGGTGTAGAAGCCGTTGTCCTTGGCGATGGGACGGATGTTCTTCTCGTTGATCTTGTCATCGTGATCAACTTCACGACCGTCGCCGATCAGGATTGCACGTGCAAGTTCCTCATCGAGCATCATACGCATCTCGGCCTTCAGCCATGCGACGACGTCGAGGTCGGTGATGTCAATGATGTCATCACGATCGAGCTTCTGCTTCTTATAGATCGTGGTGGGGGTGGTGATGCGCTTGGTGAGTTCGAAGAACTCTTCCTTCTTCATCTTACCCTTGATATAACCCTTGGCACGGGCTTCATCCTGAGTGATGTCAGCCGCGATCGACTTGATGCGGTTGAACGGGGAGTGCTGGGTACCACTCAGAACAGTACTAACCCACTCGTTACGACGCTGGACGAAGTCCGGGGCGTCACGCAGGGTCTTAGCATCCGGGAACAGGATATCGATGTTACCGATACCGTATTTCTCGGCGTGTGCCAGGAAGGCTTCCTTGAGGGATCCGCTCTTCTTGGCATCGTCCATGATCTCTTCGATCTGGCTGTGAGAAAGCGTCGGGCGACCAGCAGATGCTGCACCCTGGTTCTCAAACACGTTGTGCGTCATGTAACCTCCATCAAGGCCGTCGTGCTCGACGTCTTCTTCATCGTCGAAGTCTTCGTCGGGAACATCATCTGGGTCGCTGGTAGCGGCCAGTCCAACAAGGTAGTTTACAACGTCCTGCTGCTCTTCAGTCATTTCGTTGTATACGTCTTCGATGGTGCGCTCGTTGTCGTCCGCATCATCTTCGTGGTACAGGGAATCGCCGTGCATAAGTACCTCTCCTGTGTAGATTACGGCTTCGTCATCTAGGACGTCGATGTCGCCGTCCGAGTGTCGGATTGTCACATTGTCAATCAGCGCACCCGGGTTAGCCCCAGACAGAACGAGGCTGACTTCGCGAATAACGCCATGCATAACCTGCTTCGACTTCTCGACGAGGTTGTTAGCATAGATAGACAACGCTGAGATATCACCGTGCTGCACCAGAGCCTTAGCTTGCTGGGCAGCGGGTGTATCGTTGAAGAAACCGTAGGCATACACGCCGTCTTCCCGGTTCTCCAGCATAGCGTGACCAAGAACATTACTTGGCTCGTTATGCGAGTGCTGCCATACCAAAGGTACTTTAGCACCGTCATTACCCTCAAATGCGTTGGGCATGATAGTCCGCCCATCCGAACATTTAAGGCCGACTTTGGTTGCGTAACCACTGAAATCGGCAGTCACGATACCTCCTTAAATCAACCGCCTATTCGAGCTGGGCGGGTTCTTCGTATTCGTTTTCGCCAACCAATCCTGAATCCTCTTCTTGGGGCATGTTGCTGTTGCGGAGTTCATCAGCCTTCGGATCGTCCGCAGGACGCATACCGATAACCGAGCGACTTTCGTTGGCCGGCATGATCTCGTTACGAGTGAACTTGTCGGCGATCTCTGCAATCTGATCAACAGGAACAAGGCGGAATGGGTTTCGTGTAGCGACGATTGACTGTCGCTGAGACCGAGCCGTCTTGGTAAGGAATGTGCGTCGCATAGCTTCGACAATGGCGGTCACAACAGGTTCGATTGTGCGGTTGTTGTAGTTCAACATAGCACGCTCGTCTGCGGTGCCCGACATGATCTCTTCGGTCAGACCAAGTTGGCTGTAGAGCATCTTGGTCAAATACTCGACCTTCTGGAGTAGGTTGTTCTCGACTGGTCGATTGAGCTGAGTGACCTTCTCGGTAGCGTCAGTATATGCGATACCGTACTTGCTTCCGGTCAGTTGGAACTCAATATCCTTACGACGCTTCTCAGCCTGCTGCTGGCGAGCCTCAGACTTGATGGTGTAGGGGAGCTGGATAATAAGATCCAGTTTACCCTGAGCGTTCTTCTCATCCATGGTGTCCATGGTGTTAAGAGCCCTAATCAGGCGCTGTAAGGTCGAGTTCGGTTCATTCATAACCGAATACAGAGGATTCTCGACAATGGCCGCCATCTTCTTAGGGATGACGATCTGTTGTCGTTTACCCTTCTCTTCGTTGTATAAATCCACCTTGATATGCTTAGGCATCCATTCGGTGATCTTACCAACACGAAGGGTTAGGATGTCGTATCCACCGGTAACATTTGGGTTAAGGGTGGTATCGACAGGGACAATAGCGGCCACACCCTCATCAAAGAGTGTCTGGGCTATGTCTTGACGAAATGCGCGAGCGGCTTGATCCAGGTTTGCTTCGACAGTTAAGCAGTTGTTCAATCCACTATCGATCTCTTCAAGAAATCGCTTGTCTTCGTCGAGGCGAACATGGAGCAAATCGATACTAGCTACATCCATCGCCATTCGAGTGAGGATAGATGCGATTATCGACCGTTCGTTTGTAATGCGGAGGTTGTTGCGGTCTGGTCGGAAACTCTGCGTCAGACCATACTGTTGAGACAGGTTTGGCGAGTGTTGTTCCCAGTTAGAAAATGCATTCCAAGCGTGCATTAGTCGGTCTGTAAAACCTATTTCAATCACCTCCTACTCGAATGCTTCTCGATGTAACTTGAAGGCAACCCAAGCATCCATGAGAGCTGCGACGTTATCGATCTTCTCTTCATAGCGCTTCTTATACAACTTGCGGTTACCGTTTGTATCTTCAAGTGTGATACAGTTACCCATAGCGAAAGTCATGATGGTCTCATCGAATATGAGAAGGCGATCCTCGCTCATCTTCTTGAGTTCACCAAGCGGTACTGACTCAGTCTTAACGCCCTGAATAACTTTCTCGATACCGAAAGGTCCGTTCTCCTGACTCCAGCGTTCTACGAACGATTTAGCGTTATAAGGGTCAAACCCTAAACACCGGACGTCGTATTCCTTGGCGGTGATAAACTTGTCAAGGTCCTCGTAGACCTCTTCCAAATCGAGAACGGTTCCATCCATCACATGTAGGGAGCCTTCATTAATAAACTCATCATACTTCTGGCGCATGGCAAGTGGTAACTTGAATAGCGTCCGTTCCGTAATGTATGAGCGAGCCTTAACACCCCATTCACCATTACTGAGGGGGAATAAGAATGTAAAGGCACAAAAGTCGTCGCCCTGTGATAGATCGGCACCAAGTGCGCACGGGAGTCCCCAGAAGTCCCTGCGACGGTGTGGTAGAGTTTCTTCGTAAGTGAAGAAGTAGGTATAACCTTCCATAGGTATACCGAATCGCTTTGCGAGGATGTCGTTACGAGAAGCTGGGGAATTCTCAGCACGTTCAACATCGCGCTGATACGTTTCATAACTCACCGTAATTCCGATGTTAGGTTGTGCTTTAGCCCAGACTTCTGGGTTAGCCACTTCCTTGACATCATCCAACTTGTAGTGCCAGATGGATACATGTGGGGCAACATAGTTACCCTTGAGTATGTCAGCTAGCTCAAGTTTGATCGTGTCGCCAGATCCATTACGAACAGTACCTTCTGAGCTGACGGCCAGGATGAAGTAATCCTCCAACTTGGACGCACCCTGCTCAACAGCACCGACGACGTCCTCTCGAATGTCGCCAGATAACCATTCGTCGATGGTGGCACACTTGTTTCGCAAACCCTGAAGTTTATCGATAGTCATCGGACGAACCTCGAGTAGAGAGTTAGTCAGGAAGTTCTCGATGCCCTTCTTGGTTGGTGCTAACTTTTGACGGTTAGCTCGAGATCCTGTGGTGTTCTGCATAGACCCTTCGGTCATAAATCGGAACAACGGTCCACGGGATCGGGTGATGGCTGTACGGAGAGGAGACATGACCTCCTCGGCCTGTTTCATCGTCGGTGCCGTGGTAATCTGATGTGTAGTTGACGTATCGATCAATAAGAAGTATGCTTGTAGGAAACTAGCATACATCGACTTAGCTGCACCACGAGCAACAATCAAATATTGCTTCACAGTCAGTCGCTTCTTGATCTCTCTCGTCACGTATTTGCCAGGCTTACCGTCTTCTCCAGGTTCATACACTTGACGTTCGACGAAGTAATACCAACCGAACACTTGCTCCGCCCACAACTTGAATGTATCGAGCAGGTGTAGATCGGAACCATCGGTTAGTGTCAACTCGTCTTCACAGAAACGAATGAAACCATCGATAGCTTCATCATCGTAGTAGAAATTAGGATTGGCGATAAGACCGTCGATGCGGTTCATGTCCAACGAAATCTCTTCAC